CGCTCCGTACGGACGGTTCATGATGGCAAGCTTCGCTAACTTCCGACTGATACCAAACCTTAACCACTCCTGTGCAAGCACACCTCCGTCTGCCTGTAGCTCATCGTACACACGGTCAGCAAACTCTTGGTACATGTCGTTAGCTCGGTCCTCTTCCACTAAGTTACACATGCGTCCGATCTCTTTGTCCCGCAATAACAAGCTAAGTATCTGCATACCGTTGTTACTACAATCCTGACGAACAGGTAGATAACTGATGTATCCGTACCCCTCTTCTGTGAATTGCTTGAACTCCAGACAGAATCGAAGGAAACAAAACGGATCAGCTGCCTCGGTCCACCAATCGGTTCCGTGTGGGTCGTTCGCTGCTTCCAATATAAACTTCTGACGCTTACCTACCCACTCAATACGTTGATCCCGTGTACCTTTTACGCCCCACATGTTCGCACCGTGAAGAAATATCGACATAACATCCTCTTCATCCACCACTTGTTGTCCGTTACTAAAGTCTAACAAACTTTTCGCTAAGTCAGACCCTTGTGGATGTAAGTAGTACGGAATAGCGTACACTCTGCCCCGGTAATCACAACGATACGGAAAGTAAAACTTGTCCCACTCACTGTATATCTTAGCGAGGTGTAGGACACGTAAGGTCAGGTAACGCTTGCTACTGTTCGCTTCGTTCATCGTCTTGATGTCCTTTTGCTTCAGCTTCCAAGCCCGTAACTCATGCTCGTCCTGTCCCGTGTACCTCGGTTGTTCAGGTATCTCAGAGAAGTTCGGTATGTTTCCAACCACTCGCTTATTGTCGTAACATTTTCGAGTAATATCTAAAATCTCTTTGTTAATTTTCCAACTTACCTTCTGAAGTTTATTAACAGCACTGAATGCATGTTCGTATGAACGCTTATGTTCCTTAAACCAAGACATCGGTTTGCCTGTGAAGAACTCCTGTGGTGGCATGTGCTTTAAGCTGTACCCTCCACCGATCAACTCGTACCAGTCAACAGGTTCGTCAGGTAGTGCCATCTTAAATACACGAGTCGTTTCCTTCCAAGCATCAAATCGTTTGATCCAGTCCGTATACTCACCACTCGGTACACAGATACGCTCCGGTTTGTGGCCCTTCTGAGTACCAACAGCAAAACCGATCTCCCAAACTCCAGTCTCGATGCGTATCTCTTCTAACAACCACGCCCCTAAACCAGCCTTGCACTTAGTATCCCACAGCGTAAATCGTTCCTCCTCGTAGTCGTAAAACTGCTTCAACTTCATCGCTTTGGATCGGTCATCAAGGGCAAGTAAATCTTTCTTGTGTGGATGCATCAACTCCATCGCTTTGTCCCATCGTGCTTGGTTCTCAAATGCTTTGCCGATCTTGTACGCCATTCTACCAACAGGTAAATTGAATTGGAGGTTATCAAGGACGGTTTGCAAAGCCATTGATGCTATCTGATACGGACACATATCAAGGACAAAGGTAAGGAATAACGGAGTGGTGTGCTGTGTGTTACCTCCGAATGTGTACATGAAATCATCCACCCGCTTACCTAACCTCGGAGCCATGACCCGTAGCAATCGTTTAGCTGACTCCGTCTGAGATGACTCACCATCCATGCGTAGCTTTGCTTGTCGGTTACGATACGCAGTTCTTCCCCACTCCCTCATCCGCCAAGTTGGTCCACGAGTTTGTTTCTCTTCGCTCATACAAGTTCAAGCTGTTGATGTAACGGACAAAGCTTTCTTCCCCATTGGTCAGCCATAGCATCCGCTATACCTTGGAATGTTTTAGATCGTAGCTTCTGTCGTTCTGCTTTAGGTAGTTTGAAAGCATCTGCATACCATTTAGGCATAGTGTTACCACTCTTATAAGTAACCATCTCACCCTTACCCACGATCTTTGTAGGCTTTAGCTTAGGTAAGTTCTTTAACCATAGGCATGTAGTCTTCTGTGCTTCATCCCCAAACTGCCAAGGCTGTATGATCTGATCCGGCTTTCGTATCTCTGAAGATATAACAGACACAGGATTCTCAACTGCTATCCGTTTGATAGGTGCATCCATAAGTAATCTAACAAAGTCCAATGCTTCTTTTCTGTTAGCCCATCGCTCCTCATTCTTACTACCATCTTTGTTGTACAACCATCTGTTACCAGACACAGCTAAGTAAGTACAAGGTGGATGTGCAATCATTAAGTCCCATCCATCATTAAGTATATCTGTAACAGAGCCTTGATAGTGTGGTCCGGGTACATCTGTAGGTAGTAAGTCACAAGACATAGCATCGTGTCCCTGTTTAATGAAAGCATCTCTAACTGCTCCGCTGTATTCACAAGCTATTAAAACTTTCATAAATGTGTTATTGGTAGTAATTATTAAACCAAGATTTCGGTTGGTGTCTTTGCTTGGATGTACGATAAGCTATCAGCTTGCCGTCTTGGTCACGTACATAATTCCCGTTCTCATCCATCTTAAAGCCTGTGATCTGATTGTTCCCCCAAAAGAAGTCGTAACCTCGTTTAACTTCATCGTGGTCAATTAAAGAATAATCAAGTGGGAGATCACTCGGTTCGAAATCTGCGTACGTCTCGTTCACTTAATAAATCCTGTCGTATGATGTCTGCTTCAGCTTCCCAAAAGATACCATCACAGCCACGCTTCGATGTCTCCGTATTTGAGGTGGTGGTCATCGCAGTAGTCCTTTTGGTCATCGATGTTGTCCATTTCACGCATCTTTTCAAGGTGTTCTTCAAGTTCTTCATCAATCTCATCATCGTATGGGTTGTGTCGGTTAAGCCATTCATCATAACCGTATTTGGTTCGGGTAAATAATCCTGTTGGTATCACATCTCTTTTCATAGCCATTCGTAAATCCAAGCTAAAAAGATCAGTCCCACAGTCACAAAACAGAAAAAGCCAAGCATGGTCATTATGTATTCTCCTTCGGTTAAAGTCATAGCGGGTTGTCGGTTGATTGTCGGATCATTCCTTCGATGGTGCTACTCCTGTTAATCAGCTCCGCTTGTAGCTCCTCCAGTCTGTCACGGACAGTTAAATTATCCGGAAGCTTTTCACGGACGGACAGGTAATGATGGATCAAAGCACGGATGTGGTCGTTATCAAGGTCATTCATGTCTAAGAAGGTCGGTTCGTTGTTACTATTGGAAGTCATGTTCACTGCACTTGTTAGTCTCTCGTTCCCTTAAATGCAAGTCTTTATCACATATCACGCAAGTTCGGTTACGATTAAGTTCTTTCATAACAGATTTGCATTGCTCCATGAAGTCTTCCTTTGATGAAGCTGTGCCTTGGTATTTCGGATAGTCACGGCACGCCCAAATCAGTTGAGGACAGGTAAGGTATCGCTCGCTGTCGATTCGATAGAAGAAAGCAACCTTTCGCCCGTTATGATCGGTTAGGTATATTGTGACGCTCATGATTTTTATTTCCATCTAATTTGTTGGTCTTTAATCTTTTGTTTTAAGGTAAAAGATTTACGCTGCCCGTTCTTATAGTAAGCACGCCCATAACTTAAAATCATGCAATCGGTAGGAGCTTCGGCATTAAGTTTTTTCATTTTTAATATCCTAGCTTCAGCAAACCCTCCGAAAGGATAAAAATAGTAATTAGGGTCTTTTTTACTTTTCTCAAACAGAGAAGCCACCAATTCCGCTTCATTTGTATAAACTTTCATGATCGGTTAAAATTGTGCCATTGCATCTATCGCTTTGGCTTGGTCTATGTTGTCAGTAATAAGCTTGTATATTTCCTGTTGGATGTGTTCAGGTAAGACAAGTTCTATCTGTTGAGTAAGTTCAGGATCGGTAGAGTCTTCCACTTCAGCAAAGACCCCCCAATCTACGATTTTATGGTTTCCTATTAGATAGTTCATTTTGGTAAAGGTAAGGTTAAGAACTAAGGCAAAGCAGGAGTATTATCCACCAACTGCCAAAGCAGATATTTAAGATTAAGAAGTTGATAAGGTAGTCTTTAATGGTTTGTTTCATATTGGTCTTAAGATTTAGAAGTGTTGAATAAGTACGCAGTCATCTTCCCATGTTATAACTTGTGTATAATTTGAGAAAACATCTCGGTAGTCATCATCTGACTCACAAAATTCAAAGTCATCAAGATGCTTGAAATCTTCTATAACATCTTTGATTGAATCGTACTCTGTGTACTCACAGCAAAAAGCAATTGGATCAAGTTCAAACTCTGTGCCAGCATCTGCTTCCATTTCTTCTAAGTACTGGAATAGCTCTTTGCGAGCTTTGACGCTAAAATTGCTTGATCTGTTGTATTCGTCAAACGAACGAACGAAGTCATTTTCTGTGATGGTTTTTTTCATAATGGTATAATTTTTGGTGTTATTGGTTGTTTGATTAATCCACTTGTAAGAACATATCGGAAATAAAGCAATCGATGGAATCAATGATCCATTTATCCATTTCCAAAAGCTCTCCTGACTCATCGATAAAGCCCTTGTCAACTTTCAACGCATCAAGACTAGCGGTTAATCCACTGCCTAAGTGTTCGATTTCAGAATAATAAGTTTCTCCGTTGTCGTCGCTATGTATGCCCATAGAGAAAATATGGTCTCCGATTTGAGTTACTTCGTTATTCATTGTCTTACTCTCCACATTCTTGCCAAGTTATCAACCATTCTTGAGCTTCTTCAATAGTCTTGAAAAAGTCTTGATGACCATCTCCTAAGTACTGAACATTCCAGAGACCCATTTCCTCCCAATAAGAGCATTCAAAGCCTTTTACTTGATCGTTTCTGATTTTATCTAATGTGATTGGTTCTTGTGTTATCATAATGGTATAGATTTTGGTGTTTTTGGTTGTTGATTAAAGCAGACCCCTCAAAATATTCTTAAGCGACTCTGTATCGTTTGCTTTAGCTAGTTTTAAGATGATCGATACAGCTTGTCTTTCATCTTCACCGGTGAGCGATTGATCAGCTTGTATTACCTTTAAGTTTTTAATCTTTAAAGATGTAACCTCAACTTGTTGTTTTAAATATCTTAGGTGTTTTTCGTTCTGATCGATAGTGGATTGCAAGCGTTCAGATGAATGCAAAGATGGATAGTTATGTAGAGTTGTCATCGGTAATATTGGTTTGGTGTTATTGGTTGTTTGTTAGCAAGCCTCAAGGTAATTAGCATAGGATTCGGCATAGCGTCTTGCATCGCCCAGATTATTAAAAAATTCAATAGAGTCATCTAATAGCTCGATGAAATAACGAGGCTTCCCATTGAAAGCATCAAGTTTGACATGAACATAGTTGTAAGAATAAACGATTTTGGTTCTCATAATTTTGATTGGTTTGTTGATGATTAATTGCTCGAATGCTCGAAGCCCGCCCTTCCTAACTTTAGAAAGCTAGTTGAATTTATAACATATCTGTCAATCCCCTTTAAACACTGGGATTCCGCCTGATTGATTGTTGTAAGTGTTTGATTTATAAAGTACTTATGAAAAGTGAAAAAAACTTTAAATTATTTTTGATGATTTGATGTAAAGTGTTGTTATTCAATGAAATAAAAAGTTATTCACAAAAGCTATCAGTGAAAGCTAAAAATCAATCTCGCATCAATCTGTGTTGTAAGCTGTTGATGATCAAAGAGTTAATAAGTTGAACGCGAAAAAAGAAAAGAACATACAAGACCAATCGCAAGCAACTTGCAAAAGCGAGAACATCATTACCGGCTTTCGATCGATAACACCCGGCAAGCTTTGACGCAATCCACCCTGTTTATCTGTTGATTTGCGAAAAAAATAAAAGCTTTGACGACTGAACTGGCAATGTTTTCATAAGTCCTTGATAATCAACAAAACTAATTAGACATAATATGTATTATGCGAATCAACATCCCATCCCCTATAAGAATCTTGCGGGTACGCCCGGGGGTAATTAACGCGCGCGTATATAGCGTAAGGGCTTCACATTTTTCTGCCAAAACCTTTCGAACAGCTGTACCGAAGTGCTACTTATCGCTTGATATAAGATGCTTTATACCGTCTGTAATAGCGATATTGATGTAGTCTTCATCGGATGCTACCTCTTTGCCCCATTTAACAAGCATATCGTGTGTTTCATCTTCCATCTCCAGTTCCATCTTTACGTGCATCTCTTCTTCTTCCGAG